AATCGGACGGGTGTTCCATGAACAATCTTCCAGCCCGCTCCAATAGTCTGACAGCTCACAATCGTCGTTTACACAAATTGCAAAATTGTTGTCTATAGCAGGCTCTTTTCCACAAAACGGACACGGTCGTAATTCTTCACTCATCTCTCACGCTCCTTCCGGCGGCTGTGGAAGTGGCATCCAGCTTATACGACTGGCGCAGTTCTTTTTCGTAATCCGTCACTTTTTTGGATAAATTGACGTTTTCCGATTTCAGCGTGGCGAGTTCGGCTTCGAGTTGTGCGATGCGGGCGTTCAGCGCGTCCTCAATCGGACGGTTGTTCCAGTCAGTTTTGGTATCCTTCCTTTGACATACCACTGCCTGATACATCATTCCACAACAATCGCAGGTAATGTACCAGTGTTTTTTGTTAGGCAATTCCGAATAATCCAACGACACGGTTTCTCCACAAAACGGACACGGTCGTAATTCTTCGCTCATCTCATCCTCCTAAAACGGCACTTCTTCATCGGTCAACTGCTCACTTTTTTTGTTGCCGACAAAATTGCCGATGAACTTGCGGTTGATCCCCACCCTGCACCCTCCCATAAACGCTCCCAGCGCCAGCAGCAGCAGCAGCGCGATCACCGCCGCCCAGAATAGCACGCTCACCAGGCTCCGCTTGGCATCCATAAAGTCGTAGCGGCGGCGGGTCATAGTGTGCTCCAAGAAAGCGCCGCGGTTGCATATTGCTTTATAAGATTTTGATCCCTGTGATATTGCTCGTGGCAGTATTCGCAAAGAACTGTTAAGTCGGTTATTTCTTCAAGGGGATAATTTTTGTAGTTATTGTGGTGTACGTGGTAAGACGGATATTCCTTACCGCACAATTGGCACTTAGAATAAATACGCACCACAAACTGACGCTTAATTCGCCATTCCCTTGTTTTTAGATACTCGTTATATTTCAAGTTTTTTAGAATTTGTACCCTGTTTTCATCTTGTTTTATATAATTCTTGAATTGCTCAAACATGTATGCATACAGAGCTACACCGGTAATGCCAATTGATTTTGTGCAATAAGAGGCAATATCGTCTAAATTGAATTCCTTGAAATATAAAACTCTGCCAACGCCAGCTTTTTTTACTCGTTTATCAATCGTTATAAAAACATAATCATCGTTCATTCCTTCGCTCATTTATGCTTTCCTCCGTAAGTACATCGAAATAGACACCTGGCTCGGGATAAAGAGCTGGTCTGCAATCCAGCGTTGGGACTTGCCTTCCGCCCTCCACTGTTGGATTTCCTGGTCGTGGTCAATCATCTTTTGAAGCGTATGATTGTAACGGTTTGCTACAATTGTGAACCTGGGCTTATATTCACCCTTGATGTAATAGGGGCAATCGTTTCCAAAGTCATCCGCCCCTTCATTCCGAAAGCGTAATTGGTTGTATGCCGCGCATGTTCCCACCAAGATATCATCGTAATCCGGCTCTTGAATTGCTGTCCAAATCGCGCAAGATGCGCAATTAGAATGGTAGGTCATCTTGTTCATCTCCTGTATTTTCACCGTTTTTGCTTGTTGGAAAGGGTTTCACCATTTCCGCGGATACATCGTAGCTTGCTACGACCTCTCCGTGCTTGTTGGTGTGCAACTTGGGCCGGCCTGTTGACTTGTCAGGGCTGAGCCGGCCCTCGACAATGACCCTTGTCCCCTTGACAAAGGCCGTTACTTGCTTTTCCACGTATGGACCACCCTTGCTCACGCTGAACCAGGTGGTTTCTGACTGCCATTCGCCTGAGGGGTCAAGCCATGGGCGGTTGACTGCCAGGGGGAACGACATGAATGGTTTCCCATCCCCGGTTGTCACCAGCTTTGCATCTGCGCCGATGTTTCCAACTAAAATAAGTTTTTGGTACATAGTATCTCCTATATCTTTTCTTCTTTGGTCCAGTTTTTCAGCACTCCCGTAATATACGACAGGCTTTTTTTGTTTGACAATACGGCAACTTTTATAGCATCAATAAAAGTTTCCTCTCCAACAATATTGATCCAATTCCTAATTACTGATTCATTTTTCTCTGTTATCTTGGCGACATTCTCCTCAAATTTGCTGTAGGCATCGGGGAAATCTGTACAATCCCACCTATCTACTACAATCTTATCCTTATCCTTATTCTTAATCTTATTCTTATTCTTTTCTATACCCTTAGGTATGCCCTTACCTATGTCCATACCTATAGCCTTACCTATAGCCTTACCTATACCTATAGGTAATCCACCCTGTTCTGACCAATTCAAAATATAGACGTTTCCGCCTCCTTTTTGCACCTTTATTCGGTCTGTCCAAGTGGCAGGGGCTGGATATTTGCTTTCCTGCGCCCAGGAGGGAGCTTGATAGTCCCACCAGTGCCTGACCTGCAACAATTTCTTATCATCCACTTGGTAGCGGAGCAACATTTCTGAATCTACCATGCCGTCAAGCCATTTAGCAACCATCTCATTCGTGATTTCTGCGTCGTAGGGGAATACGCGCGACCTGACCAGGGACGCGTGGTCTAACATACGTCCCTGGTCGTCTGCTACCGCTGTAATTATCCCGACCCACAGCAACCTGGCTGGAATAGGCATTTGTCCGAGGGTATCATCCTCAAACACTCCGTCATATACCATCCTCTTTGTCATGTGCTGTCTCGTTTCTGCTGTGGCGTAAAATTTGGCACTAAATTCGCGTTTTCTACCTGATGGACACGCTTGGTTCACCCTCTTTACGGAAAACGAGGATTTCAGGATGAGCCACGGCATAGCCGTCAAGTCCCTTGGTGTCCCAAGTCACTCGCCCATGGGAATAAACAGCCTTATTGTGTTCGCCGGCGACAGTGGCCTTTGATTCGAGGACTTCGCCCTTGATGGTGTCAACCAAGGCTTTGTTGCGTTCGTTCAGGGCATTTATCTGCGGGTCAAACTCGGCGTCGATGTCAGCCATGGCTTCTTTTATCTCTGGCGTGAGTAATTGGTCGCGCAACCGTTGTTTGTCCATGGCAATAAACTCTATGGCGATTAAATTGCCGTGATATTCGTCTAACATATCTGCGACATTCATTCCTCGCCTTCTTTCTCGCTGAACAAGCTGGCAACCTCTTTCAATTCCTGATAGGCTATGGCGGACGCTTTATATTCTCCGCTTCCGTCCTCTGATTTCTGTGGATCGAGCCATCCGAGCAATGCGGTAAACATGGGAGCGGTCAAGTCTTTGAAGTGGGCGCTCCCTGTCAAATATTCCAGTACAGCGTGGCGGAGGGCGTCGTTTTTGTTGAAGTAATCCAGCAGGACAAGCTCCACAAGTTTTTGCTGGCTTTCTGTCGCGCCTGGAGCTTTGCGGGATTTGATATCCAGCGCCTCTACCAGGATATCCGGGGACATTGGGCGATGATACCTCTCGGAAGTGGCTGTGGCTGGGATTTGCTTAACTTCTGGCTTTTCCGCCACGTCGACGACTGTGGACTCAACGGAAATCACATTCCCGTCCTGGTCCGTCTCTGCCCCCAATTCCTCCGGTGTATAAACCACGGACCCGTTCATCACGTCAGGGCAGTACCACCTCACCCCGTTGCTCATCGCTCGCGCGAATAGCATGTTGCGAGGGAATTTGTCCAGGTTCTTTGTGCCCGCTTTCTTCGCGTCCTCCAGGGTGAATGTGGAAACTCCGCAGCTGGCCCACCTTCCGTCAAGCCGCTCCAAAAATTCAATTGTGCACGCCTTGTCGGTCATCTCGGTCACGCGGTAGTTGTAGCGTCCGCTTTTCTTGACGCAGGCCGCCATGATGTTGGCCCCGAATGCTGGCCGCCCCTGGATGATGTTGATCCCAGTCATGCCAGCGAATGGGCCCAACCCAATCTCACGCGCCGCCAGGATCTTCACGATCGCTTGCGAGGCCTGCCGTGTGTCCTGAAAGAAGCCGGAGCCGGCCATCGCCCGCGCTGCTTTTTCAACGTCATCGTAGCTGGATAAAACTTTGTCTTGATAAGGCACTAAGTCAGTCATTTGATTTCTCCTTGCCACTGTGTTACACTGTGGCTGTAATTTGATTATTGTTTGTTTGTGATTCAGTCTCCGTGTCGTCGGAGGCTGTTTCGTCTTGAAACCAGAGTTCGGAATCTGCCACCCATCGGTCGTAAGTCTCACGCCAACCCCCGCGGCCTTGGACCAACCAGGGCCTGTACCAGGAGCGAACGTAAGATTTACCGGCCATCTCCCCATCACCCTCAACCATGATCCCGACCCGGCGCAAATAGCCCGACTCGTCCTGGTGATACCAGCGTCTCATTTTGTCTCCTCCGAGTAATTCATGAAATCGGTTTTCCACACTGGGATGAAATCCAACGGCCTTACGATCTCGCCGCATTTTGTACACACCTCCCACTCCCCGTCCAAGGGGTAGCGTGCATCCCATGGATGGTCGCAGTG